ATACCAGTGGTTTGCTGAGCATCCTAATAAACTAGATACTTGGGAAGCGATAGGTGAGAAGGATGCTAAGAACCTTATCTATCGTAGTCTAAGAAACGAAGCATTGGATTACTGTCAGAGATGGAAAGCCAAGACAGTTGGCTATGATGTAAGTGATTTATATTATTATGAACCAGGGTTAGTTGAGGTGCTACTACCTACTGTACTGATGGGTAACTTTCATATTGCACCTAAGTTAAATCTTAGTGGTGGAGGGGGTAGGCCTTCAGCGCCAGCAGAGGGTGGCAACATACAGGTTATGTTACTTGAAGTTGACTCAGCATATTGGAAACTTTCTAAAGATGATAGAAAATTATTATTCTTCCGCCATGCTGAGTCGCTAGACTTCAAGGAGATAGCCAACTTTCTATCTCTAGGCACGGAGGACGCAGCGAGAATGCGTCACAAGCGTGCTATAAAAAGACTCGTCAATAAACTTGGTGGGTATAGACCTTATCATGACGAGGACTTAGACAAACCAGATAGCAATGAAGGTGATGAAAGCAACAGTAGTGATGATGGAATTGATGTCAGTACCGCCGAGGAAAGCACAGGCGGAGATGAATAACATCGAACTCCAATATTTCACCAAGACTCACTCTCGTCGAAGCCAATGGTATCGCCGTTGCTCATGAGAGCATCGACATATTCATCTTCGGTTGCGAACTCAGGATACCATTCAAGTATCTGACTACCGATAGATATATCTAGGTCTGCTACATACATATCCACACCAGCACTATGGTCTGTGTAATTCTCAAACCCTAACTTTAATAGGGATAAGTCATACTGGAACACACCATCAGGTGTTGCTGCTATGAATAGTGGGGTAGATTCTGAGTCGTCCGCGCTAGATAGGATGTCGAGGTAATCATCTTTAGTAATCACAACTCCACCCTCAGGGTAGGCTCGTACAAATCCATAGAGTTTATCAGAGTCACTACTAATGACCGAGTAATCTTCCATGTTAGTTATCGTTAAATCATCACAGAGATGTGCCTTGATTAGGTTGCTCACATCTTCTGTATTCAAGTTGTAAGTTATCATTTATCCTCCAGTCTTGTAGAAGCCAGTACCCTTGAATTGAATACCGACTGCGTTGTATATTCTTGTTGAACTAAAACCGCAGACACAGGTGACTGGTTCGTCACGCTCATCTACGCTTCGGGGAAGTACAGTAAGTGACTCGCACTTACCACATCTATATTCATATGTCGGCATGTTAGTAATCCTCCAGCGTGCTACCCTCAGGGGTGGGCGCAGTAGCTAGCGTGCCACACTCGGCACACTCCATGTCTGTGAAATACATTTCGATAGTGCCATCATCAGAATCGAATATGGTTTTGAGATTCCATATCTGACTACCGCATGGGCATACTGTCGTTGGTGTCCCACGAATATCCATCGCGCTCTTGTAGTCTGGCTTGAGTTCCGTTATGTGCCTTGGCTCTTCCATCTCGTCTCCAATCTTTAACTAAGTCAGGTGCGTTAGCGCACTCGGTTGATGATGTATGATACGCCCACTTAAGTATGTCGCGCAACTTATTATGTATCATTATGCTCTCACCTACGATAGGTTTATCGCAGGCTGAGCAGATTAAAATGCCTCTTGATTGGAGTAAAGTCTTACTCATCAGTACCAACCCTTCTTTTGGAAGTGAGCCCAAGCTTGACAGGGAGTATCGTATCTATGATATACATACTCAAGCCCCCTGTCAATCTGCTTGGTAGGGGGTGTTGCTGGGTCTAGCCCTAGTATCTGTGGGATACCGCCAGCATTCTTACCCATAACTTTTACTTTGTTGTATGCGTTGGGATTCCATGCTGACTCCTTACCCCACAGTTTACCAAGGCAGGACATCTGTTTATCACGCCACTCGGATAGCCTGTTGTAGGCGTAGCCTTTGCTATCCTCTACTGTCCAAGTATCCTTCTTGGAATACTTGTGCGGCGGGCTTAGTGGTTCTACTATCACAATGGTGAATATGATAGTAAAGATTAGTGCTCCTATGTAGTGAGCGATATGTTTTGCCATACTCTTACTCCTTCTGCGAAGGTGATAGCGTCGCTTCGGATAGTTCGGTTAGTTGGTATGCCAGCCATGAGTATTCTCTCACCTGCTAGCATGCCACCCCATATGCCATACTCTATATTCTCAGGCTTCATGCCTTCGGCTAAGCACTCTGCTTTGATGGGGCAATCTTGGCAGATACCAATAGCAAGCATAGCACTATCGGCAAGTCTTTTACGATTAGCCATAGTGGGTCTGCCCTTAGGTTGCTCTGGAAACCACATGTCTGGCTTCGGGTGCGTGGAGCATAAGCCTTTCATATTACCCCCTATTGTGGGTTGTCTGATATACAGGGTGTATCGTGACGATACCACTCAGCAACTCAGCCCACTCTTGAGCCTTGTCTAAGGTGTCGAACATGCCATAGAATAGCGAGTTCGTAGCGGTGTCCTCTGGAAATACTAGGACTACATAGCCAGCCACCAGCATACCTGCTAGTGGCGTGGCTACGGCAACTCTATCGTTAGAAGGAGTCGAAGATGACATCTACATATCCATCAAGGCGTTCGTGCTTGGCAATCAAGCCCTTCTTACCTGTCAAGTGCTTGTATGTGCCATCTCCCAATGACACCCATATTGACTTAGGTTTGAAGCGGGTCTGATTAGGTAGTGCTTTTACAATAGTTCCTAGTGGAAGGATACTATCTTGTGTATCAATCACCGCTGTCTCAAGTAGAGAAGCGATGTCACGCAATTCGTCGGCTAAGCCAACGATTAGTGTATCGTTCGTCATGGCAGTTTATCTTTCTGTTAGTTGGTTAGTAAGGTAGTGCTTGTTGGTCTTTATTATACACCCTCACCCATTGATTGTCAAAGTCAAGTTCTCTTGTCTTTGACTTGGTGGATTGGGGTGTGTAGCACATACAATCTAGGTGATGTGCTCCACATGACACGCATGCCTCGCAGTATTGGCAGAAATCTACGGACACTTCTATGTCAATCAAGGCTTCACATGTGGGACACTCATCTATGATGGCGTAGCTATCTAACTGCGCTTGAAGTTCTGCGTAGTAAGATTGCTCGTCAGCAAAGTTATCCTCTGCGAAAGCACCTGTATCAGCGATAGGGTTAGGTGATGGATTGTAATACGAGCGTGGCGTGACTATCGTCCGCTTATAACTCGAATTACTCCACCATACACCATGTTCGTCCCAAGTTCCAAGTCTTTCGTTGATTAGATAGAGTTGGTATTGGGCTTGTGGATTGGTGGTGAGCACGGCAATCTTGCTACCGCCTGCCCACCCCTCAATCATACGATAGATGTTCTCGTCCTCAAGGGCGAGCACACCACCGAGTTTAGGTAGCGTATCCTCAGCAAAGACACGCGTATCGCTACGCTTATCGCCCTTGCTGATGAAGGTATCTAGCACACCATTGTGCGCTAGAAAACTATTGGTATCATCACCCACTTGATATGGGTGGCAGTTATCCTCGTTCTTTACACCATGCGTAGCGTATCTAGCATGCCATATAGCATAGCCACTAGGATACTGCTCGCGTAGTTCTAAGAACTTAGACACCGCCTTCTTGGCACTCATAGTGCGATAGCGAATAATCTCGCTACCTGCTACGATAGCAAAGCCGAAGCCATGTGGATTAGCACATGCTCCCTCTGTAAGTTCCTCACGCTTTGGTATAGCGTTGGGCTTACATACTACTAATAGACACATATAACACCCCCTCAGGCATTGATTAGTGTTGGAGTTGATAAGGATATACTAGGCACTTTGGACATGCGTTGGTATAGGTTAGGGTATAAGCCATTGTTAGTGGCTACCCAATCGGCGAACCACTCCCACTTGAGCATACCCAAATTTACATCAGGCACACTCATATTGCGTGTGTATTCTACCGAAGCGTGGCACAACTCAAGGGCACTCATGATACCCTCGCGCTTCATGTTGCCACGAAAGAAGCGCAACTCTAGTGTGTAGTCATTGTTGGTATTCACCGCACTATATCGCTCGCTGAACCCAGCACCACGAACCTTATCTCGCAAGTTGAATTGTGGGATACCCCACTCATCAGGCTTATAGACATCATCAAAGCGAGCGAAGCGCGAGTTCTTGCGCCCAGCTAACTTCATCATCTCGCGTGGATTGCGATAGATTAAGGATAAGAATCGGTGCGTGTGTGCGCCCGACTTGAAAGCGGTACGCGACACATGGACATGAAGCCCACATGAATCCGTATCCCAACTTCTCGCACCCTTAGTGCGACACCCTTCTATGTAATTCCATAATTCGGTGGCTTGCTCATACGCAGTAAGCGTATGTGGGTGCGTGACTAACTCATACCCCCAGCCACCGATAGAGCCATCTTGCTTGAGATAGCAGACATCTGCTTGCTCTAGTTCTAGCACATCAGATATGGCGGTATTGTAATCACCCCTATCAGGGTCATCACCGAAAGACATCTCCAACTCAAAGCCCATGTAGAGATTCTTATCGTTGCCACCATGAAAGACAGGGTTAGGCTTGTAAGAGTATTGATGAATTGTGCCACTAGCACTTTGACTACATGAACATGTATCATGCTCAGGATAGTATTCATCACACTCATCACAATAGGTGGCGTTATCGCTTACGCAATCCTCGCACCAATACTCATTACCTACACTTGTGCCACCATCTCGGTTAGAGTTGGTACAAAAATCGCAACGATTACAGGTGAAAGAGTGGCTACCCCAGCAACCCTCGCACCAATATTGGTGACCTACACTAAACCAATCGTCATTAACAGTTCCCGTATCCTCGCAATACTCACATAGTCTTACGCAATCCGAGCATACTGTATCACCATTGGTAGTAGTGAAAGAGTCATCTTGACTTATCTCACTACTACACTCACTACAACTGATTAGTTCATCATCATTATCATCTGGCATTATCTCACCCCCTTAGGTGTTATCGTTGCCTTATCTTATCATACCTTAGACTTGTTTTCAAGTCTAGTGTAGGTGTGTTCAATCATCATGTTGCTAATCTTATCTCTAAGATTGTCGGTGTGGGTCTTTAACCCCTCAAATCCTTGTCGCTTACACCTATCGCTCTCAGCGCGTAGCGCGGTGCGGATAGTGTCTAACTCATTAGGAGCAAGAACTAGCAAGTAATCGCTATCGCTCATGCTTAACCCCTCTTGTGCTTGATAACCTTGCGGGCTACCATAACACCTAGCGCGGCGATAATCAACCACCATTGAAGGTTGAAATATAGCGGTGCGCTTGAGAAGGTTAATCCCCAATCGGTCACGCTTATCTCCAAGTAATCGTTCATAGTATATCACAACCCTTTCAAGTTGTAAAGTTGCGGATTTTCCGCGTGTCGCGCTAGGGTCTTGAACCCTCGCACCCGTTAGGTGTGCGCGACTATCCTACTTATCTACCTTGAATCCCGATTAGTCGGGTCTGCTTGGTAGCAGGTATCCAATCCTTACGGGCTAGGATAACCCTCTCCCCGAATATCTCTCGCTTCTCCTGCCTATCTAGGGCGCGATTAAGTCGCTCATAGTGGGCAAGTATCTCCTCAATACTTCTCGCCATGCTCTCTCCTATTTATCGTGTATGTTGAACGCCATCTCCCGTTTAGGGGCGTTAGCGTGTAGTTGCGCTAGTATAGCATCTTGTTGTGCTTCGGTCAAGTCGGGCGTAGTTGTGCGCTTCCCTGCCATTAGAGCCTTGTTGTGCTTACGGGCTAGGCGAACCACCTTACCGATTACTAGGGGCGCGAGGGTTCGCGTGTTGCCCTGCTTATCGGTAATCGTCACGGGTGAGCATGTTGCCCCCGTTAGATTGTAGTTCCGCTTACCCCACGGGCGCGAGGCGCTTATCGTTGGTGGCGTGCGAACTATACTACCCGACCCCGCGTAGGGGTTCGGCATTTCCTATCCTTTCTCTCGTTGGTAGTGCTAAGTATATCATACTTTAATCTAATAACCAAATCGGGGAGAGTATCGGCGTGTTGGTCAATTCTAGCGTGCTATCCAACCCCGAGGGTCTGCTTCTAGATAGCTAGTCGCTAGGCTCAAATCCTAGACCTAAACTCTCCCCTATTCAGTTATCTCTCCGAGTATATCACGACTTAGGCTATTCACCTAATCGGTCTAACTTGGCGTGTCGTGAATCCCTTACGGGTATTTCATAACAAGGAGCATACTACACCAATCACCGCCCATTATCAAATTACCATCACGCTCAGAAAATGTGACTTACACCACACCAAGACATAAGGGATAAATCGGACATCTTGGATTATACCATGCTCTCCCGATATTCTCCAATTTAGGGAGTGTCTAGACATAAGGGGCAACTAGGGCGAATCGGACAGGGCACGGGGAGATAGTCGCACACTCAGAAAACCCTCAGATAACTCTCAGATAATTCTCATTATTATTATGTGATGAAGATAACACCCCTACCCCTTGACTAAGTGGGGGGAGTATGGTATAATGCCCCCCTCTACACTCAGCCAACTCTCAGCAAACACTCAGGAATCTTTGAGGGGGCATTGTTTAATTCTGCGGTCGGTATAATATTATGTATCACCCAATAAATTTCTGTTATATATCCCCCCCAATATATATACAAATCGGACATATTACCCCCTAAAATAAAATATATTATGGAAACCTGTTCGGTTTCCCGATTTGAACAGGTTTTCTATATATGTAATATAAAATAATATATAGAGCGAGCTTCGCTTTATTGCTCGCTCGCTTATAATATATAATATAATATATAATGGGGATGTTCTGCCCGTTTTATGACGGGCGTTATTTCTGTGATTTATGGGGGATGACTGATGGGTAGAAAGCCTGGCAAGGTAGATATACCAATGCATGAGGCTAGGGAGAAAGTTCTCCTGATGCTAGCCCAAGGTAGCACCATAGCCCAGGCAATGGGTAGCGTGAACCGCAATGAGGTAACCTTTAGGCAGTGGTCCATGAAGGATACTGACTTCAAGGACAGGGCGGATACGGCCCGCCTAGAAGGTAAGGGTATCAAGGCTGACTTTAAGAACCTTAAGGATATATCCTTTGAGGACTTCTCTGAGCAGTTCCTAGACACTAAGCTCTTTGAGCATCATAAGGGCTGGATAGATTTGATAGAGGGGCGCGAGCCCCGCTGGTTGCACCCCGCCATGACTTACGAGCCAGGCGCCGCTAACCGAGTCCTGATTAACGTACCCCCTGAACACGCTAAGTCCACCGTGGTGACGATTAACTATGTTACCTACCGACTAGCTGTAGACCCGAATGTTAGAATCATCATAGTCTCTAAGACTCAGGGCATGGCCCGCAAGTTTCTCTCGGCGATTAAGACAAGACTCTCACACCCGAATTGGATAAAGCTTCAGACAGCCTTCGGTCCGCAGGGCGGATATAAGGCTGATAGCCAAACCTGGAGTGCCGATATGATTTACCTTGGCACTGGTAGGGACTCTGGCGAGAAGGACCCTACAGTACAAGCCCTTGGTTTTGGTAGTCAAATTTACGGTGCTCGTGCCGATTTGATTATCTTAGACGATGTTGTGATGAACTCAAATTCCCATGAATGGGAGAAGCAAATTGAATGGCTTCAGAAAGAAGTAATCACACGCTTAGGACGGCACGGGAAACTACTTATCGTAGGGACCCGTGTTGCTCCAGTAGATTTATATAAAATGATTCGGGACGGTCAACAATGGACTGGTGGTAAATCTCCATTTACCTACTTCGCTCAACCAGCCGTACTGGAGTTTGATGAGAAACCACAGAATTGGAAAACTCTTTGGCCTTGGACGGATAAGGCTGAAAGCGATAAGGATGACGTTAACCCCGAGGGACTTTACCCTAAGTGGGACGGTCCTTCACTTTTTACTAGGCGTAGTGAAGTGGCACCTTCCATATGGGCGATGGTCTACCAGCAAGAGGATGTCACCGAAGATTCAATCTTCTCCCCCGCAGCAATTGCAGGATGCGTTAATGGTATGCGAAAGCGTGGCCCCCTTAAACCAGGAGTCCCAGGACACCCCAGCAACTTAGAGTCTGCCTATACAGTTATAGGATTAGACCCAGCTATGACTGGCAATACTGCTGCAGTAGCTATTACTTATAACCGCAGTGATAGTATGATTTATGTTTTAGATGCTGTCAACATGACAGAGCCTAGCCCAGCAAAGATTCGTGCCCTTATAGAAGATTGGGTGCAAAGATACAAACCGCAGGAACTAAGAATTGAAATCAATGCCCACCAGAAAGCCTACGCCCTCGATGACGAACTGCGTAACTGGCTCTCGATGTATGGCTGTCAACTCAACTCTCACTTTACTGGTAAGAATAAGTGGGATACTTCTTTCGGTGTGGCTTCTATGGCAAGCCTTTTCGGTAGTCTTAGAGACGGAAGATTTCAAGACAACAACTCAATAGAACTCCCTAGTAATGAAGGTAGCGAAGGGCTTAAGGCTCTTGTGCAACAATTGATTACTTGGAAACCTGAGACTAGAAACCCAACAGACTGTGTTATGGCTCTCTGGTTTGCTGTCATCCGCGTCCGCGAATTGATGCAGCAACACTCACAGTCAGCTAAATGGATGCAAAACCGATGGGCTACTCGTGCTCAGACGGAAAGAAGATTCTCAATTAACCTAGATGAAGTCGCTGCAGAGCAGTGGCAACAGACATACGGATAGGAACTAACATGGCAAAGATAAAGCGTCAGACAGTAAATCAAGTAGAGCGCAAAGCTTTATTTGCAAGATTAAATGCGATAACTAATGACTATCAAGAAACAACACTTGACGCAGCAATGGACCTTAGTCGAGGAAAAGCTAAAGGACTAGATAGAGTTATTGGTAGAACGCCAACCGAAGGCGAAAGAGAAGCAGCAAGAATGATGCAGAAAACTAGGTCTGCTGAACTTGATAGAAGCGCTGCTAGGGCAAAAGGCGTTACTAATCGTGCTCAAGCTGCAGCAGTAAAACAAGATAGAAGACGCGGTATGACTGGTCGTTCCTCTGGTGGAATTATAGGTAAGGGTAGCAAGAATGTTAACCCTACTTACAACACATACTAACATGTCAGAACCTAGAACTAGTGGTGGCTTAAGCTCAGGTAGTGACTCTAATGTTAACCCTGTTAACCGTATGACTCCTGAAGCAAAACGCATAGTAGATGAGTTACGCAAGAGTATGGGTTGGACTAAAGGCGTAGCGCCTGTTGAAGATAAAGCCAAAGAAATAAAAAGAATTAAGACTGCGCCATTCCCACTTAAAGGTGGCGGAATTAGCGGACCATACGGAATAAAAAATCGATAGGATATAATGGCACTTACAATTGAACAGATTGCTGCGCGAGTTGACTCGTTACGCTATCGTAACTCAGATAGGGATGCTCGTAATCAAGACGTCCTTTCTGTCCGTAAAGGTCAGATTGCTAGCGTGTATCCTGACTTCTTTCCAAATGGAGTAGATGCAAATGTCGTTGCAAATTTTATTGATATTGTTGCGAGAGACTTATCTGAAGTTATGGCACCTCTGCCTGCAATCAACTGTTCCGCGGCGAATCAGACTTCTGACAGGGCTCGCAGTTTTGCTGACAAGCGTACTCGCATTGCAAGCAATTACTTTGCTCATTCGGACATGTCTGTACAGATGTACTCGGGAGCGGACTGGTATCTAACCTACGGCTTCCTGCCATTTGTTATTGAGTTAGATGAAGAAGCTAAGCTTCCTCGTATCCGTTTAGAGAATCCAATTGGCTCCTATCCAGAATTTGATAGATACGGAAGATGCGTAGCATACGCTAAGCGTTACTCATTAACCCTTGGCGAGCTTGTCGCCCAATTCCCAGAGTACGAGCGTGCGCTCCTTGGTGGACTTGGATACAAGCAAGACTTAAACTCTCTTATCGAGATGGTTCGTTACTATGATAAAGACCAATCAGTAATCTATCTACCAGATAAAAGCAATCTTTTATTATCCCAAGCTAAGAATCCTCTTGGTAAGATGATGATTGTAGTAGCCCGCAAACCATCTATCGATGGTGAGATGCGTGGACAGTTTGATGACATATTAGGTATTCAGTTGCTACGCAACCGCTTTGCACTCCTTGCTATGGAGGCAGCAGAGAAATCCGTACAGGCTCCTATTGTACTTCCACAAGATGTACAAGAGCTACAGCTTGGTGGTGATGCGGTTATCCGCACATCCAACCCAGCAGGTGTACGTCGTGTAGAACTTACCCTGCCACAAGGCGCATTCACAGAACAGACTCTGCTTAATCAAGAAATGCGTGTAGGCGCTCGTTATCCTGAGGGACGCACAGGTAACATTAATGCATCGGTTGTCACGGGTCAGGGCGTCCAGGCTCTCATGGGTGCCTTCGATACCCAGGTCAAATCTGCACAAGCAATCTTTGCTAGCGCCCTCCGTGACGTCATTCAGCTTTGCTTCCAGGTAGATGAGACTATCTTCCCAGAAGAAAAGACAATTCGTGGTGTAGATGCTGGTGCTCCTTACGAGATTACATATTCTCCTAAGAAGGATATTAAGAACGACTACTCAGCAGATGTACGTTATGGTATGCTTGCTGGTTTGAATCCAGCTCAAGGTTTGATATTCATGCTACAAGCACTTGGTGGTAAATTAATCTCCAAGGATATGGCAATGCGTGAACTACCATTCACTGTTAACGTAAGTCAAGAAGTTGAGAAGATTGAAATTGAAGATATGCGTGCAGCTCTTCTTGGTTCACTACAAGCCTACACTCAAGCAATCCCACAGATTGCCGCAGGTGGCGGCGATGCAAGTCAGATAGTATCTAAGATTGCACAGGTTATTAGAGCTCGCCAAAAAGGACAAGCGATAGAGGATGCGATTGAAGAAATCTTCGCCCCTGTCGAACAGGTTCCTCCTGCTGGTGCCCCGATGGTTGAGCAACCGTCCCCTGCTCCCGCTGGCGCTCCAGTAGGAGGCGCTCTTGCTGAAGAACAAACACCAGTTCCTACAGTAGAGCAAGGCCGTCCAGATGTTATGAGTCTTCTTTCAAGCCTTACAGGTAGTGGAGAAGCTAACGCAAGCGTAAGAACTATTCGCCGAAGATAATCTAGGAGGGGACAATGACAACGATTATTGGAGTTGAATACAAAGATAAGTCTGTCATTGTTGCCGACAGTCGTATTACAGATGATAGTGGGAAATCTTACTCACATCCATTTATGCGTAAGATTACGCAGCGTGGCGCACTACTTATAGCAGGAGCAGGAGAAGTATCACCCTGCGACATTGCCCAGAACATTTGGATTCCACCAGTATTCTCAGTGAAGGACAAGAAAGATACCTATCGCTACATGATAGTCAAGGCTATGCCTTCTCTTCGTAAGTGTCTTACGGATAATGGTTATAACTTTGATGAGCCTCACGATAAGAATAAAGATGGATTAAGATTTCAATTTCTCATCGCAGTAGGTGGTGAGCTATTTGATGTTGACCAAGATTTGGCGGTAATGAAAAGTGAAGAAGGATTCTACGCAATCGGAAGCGGTGGCTCTTACGCTCTTGGAGCGCTTTACGCGGGTAGTGATGTCATCACTGCAATGGAAGTGGCTGCACGAATTAGTGTATACACAGCACCACCGTACCAAGTAGAAGAGCAACTCAAATGAGTAAGTTTACCCAAGCCGTTGACAAGGCTATGAGAGTACTTGCTGAAGAGTTAGAAGATTCAGAAAGCCAGATATGTACTGGCTGGGTATTAGTAAGTGAGTGGAGTGACTATGAAGGCACACGCTATCTTATGACAGATGTAAGTGAAAACATGAATCCTTGGTTAGCCAAGGGTATGCTGTTATCAGCAGAAGAATATTCTTATAGTCCTGAGGAGGATACAAATGGCCGTTGAGAATCGTGGTGGTAGACGCCCTACAGCCCCTCAGTACAATCCAGCTAATGTTAATGGACTTGGTGGAAACGGACAAAGTGGTATGAATACAGACTATACAGGTTTTGCTTATGGTATGAATAAGGCTGTTAATGAACAACGCCAAGGCGCTCCTATTAAGCCAGCAGGTGGAAATGCTCGTATAGTTCCAGCTGCTACTCAACAGTTGCCTGAAGTAGTTCCGCTTGATGCACCAACTCAGCGCCCTGATGAGCCAATTACTTATGGTGTAGATGCAGGCCCAGGCCCTGGTAGTGAAGTATTAAACCTACCGCAAGGTGTTGGTATGGGACAAGGTGTAGATAGCGGTATTCAAGCTATCCGTGTTCTCTATTTACAAGACCCAAATAATCAAGACTTGAAGCGCATGCTTGAATATGTAGATAGACCAGGTATGACTTCGTGAGTCAACCAGGTGTAAAAAAAAATAAAGACGGTACCTGGACAATTACTGGAGTCCAAGAGCGGACTATAACTCAGCAGCAAGCTGATTACGAGGATTTAGTTAAAGCATCTAGACTTATTCCAGGGCAAGAAGGCGTTAACGCACGTCAACTTATCTTAAATAATCCAGGAATGTCTGGTGGGCTTTTATCAAGTCTATCAAAAAACTATGCTATTCCTGATAATGATTTAGTAAAAACACTAGTTGAGATTGATAGCATGACTCAGGCTCAGCGTGAGCAGAATGCATTCCTTGAAGGTCAGCGCATTGCTAACGAAAAATTTGATAAAACACTTCGTGGCAAAGTTTGGAAATATGTAAAAGGTTTTACGCGTTTTGGAACCTTAGCGCTAGAGACTCCTTTTGAATTACTAGGTACTGGTGTTCGTACACTTAAGCAATCTTTTGATGCTTACTCTAGAGGAGATATTGATTTTTGGACTGGTCAGCCTACCGACCCAAATAAAACCCGCGAAGAAGCTGGCTATTTAACTGGCGCAGTCTTTGGTGGGCGTGATGCAAGCGCTCCAAAAGCAATTGTAGACCAAACTAAAGCTGGTCAAATTGGAAAAGCTATTGTCGAAGGCAAAGCTATTGACTTTGGTCAGGGATTTTTTGCTTCAGAAGAGACTGGACTTGGCTTTGCTGCACGTCAAGCAAAGTTAGAATCAGCAAAGATAGTAGTTAGACTAGATGACAGAAGAACTTATGAGCGTCCTTATTCTTTCTTTGACCCAGTAATTGATTTTATTCCGTTCATAGAGCCTGACAGCGGCAAGGGTAGCTTAGTTTCAGCTATCGGTGACTTGGTAGTTTTGATTATGGCTGACCCTGGCATAGCTTATGCCCGAGTAAAAATGATTAAAGACCAGTTAGAACGTACAGCTCGTCTATCTTCTGGTATGAAAGCAGCTACGACTGCCCGAGATTTAGCGCTTAAGGAAGCGGAACTAGAAGAATTAGTTAAACAAACCAATGAAGCTATTGAAACATGGCGCTCATCTAGCGGGTTTGGTCGTTTAGCTCGTGAAGAAGAAGTTGCTGATGCTCTTAAGAAGCAGATGCAGATTGCTGATGAGTATGATAACATGGTTTATGACCCTGAAGCAATCGCTAAGTTCCTTAGTGGCTCCAATGGAGCACCTATTGTTGACTCTCTTGCTGGTATGGGCTTCAAAGAAATTTATGGACTAGGTAAACAACGCGGTGCTCGCGGTGCTTTTAGTGTTCAACAATCAAAAGAGCTAGCTGCTGCTACTACAAGAGAAGAAGTTCTTGGTGTCTTAGCAAAATATATCGCTCAAGGAGAAGTTGTAGCTGATGTGCTAGAGACTGGCACTAAAGTTGGAAACTCTATCCGTGGTTTAGCTAACTCACGTATTGTTCCAGGCGTAGTTACTCAATTTGTTAACTCAGTTAAGGGCCTCGGCGCAAGAGGAGTGGCTAAGTTACCGTTTATTGGTAACGTTATGAATACTGTGTCTAAGAATTACGCTACTATTCTTCCTGGTGGTTCCTTAGTGCACGCATCCGACAAGGATGCTTTAGTTAGTTCTATATATAACTATGGTCGCGCTACTAATTTGCCAGAGAAT